CTAATCTATTCTTTAAAGCATATTATACAAAAAAACAAGGAGAATTTGAAATAAAATCAGTTTACTCTAAGAAAAATAATAACTATACTTATTTATTTAACGAATCAGTAGTTACTGAAGCTAAATTAAAATTTACTAAGGCAGATATAAGCTATCAATTAACTCTCGACTATTCAGGTAGAACTAAACCAAGAGTTAAAAAGTTTACCACTAAAGAAATACACGTAGTTTACGGATATAAAGTAGATCCACAGAGTGTTATTGATTCTATTAAAATATTAGATCCTGATTTAAAAGTAACTCATATAAAATGGAATGATATTTCTTCAGGCGGAGGAACTCATAGTTTTAAAATCAACGAATCAGCTTCTAATGAATCTATTAACGAAGGTAAATGGGGTAATATAATGAAAGGAGTTAGAAAAGGATCTAAGTCTGGTCCTTGGACAGTAGTGTCTATACAAAATAACAAGGTTGTTAACCAAGAACATGTAGATATAATGGATGCTATTCCTGCATTTTACGAAAAAGCTAAAAAAGAGTTTCCTAAGGCTCGTATTTCAATTGAAGATAACGAAGGACATATTGTTTATAACGAATCTAAAGTTACTAAAGATCTAGAGAACACACTGTTATTTGAACAGTATTTAAATGAAGGGGTTTTATTCGGTAAAAAAGGAATTAAGAATAAGTTAGCAGATAAAATAAGAATTGCAAAAGTAGCAGTTGGTAAATTTAAAAACCCATCTTATGCTAAAACTTTAGATAAATTAGAAAAACAATTTAAGTCTGGAAAAATAGACGCAAAGAATATTCAACCGGTTCAGGGAACTTCGGAACAAGATATGCCTGATTCTTTTGACATATTTGATGGTGGAAATTCAAACCAACTTGCAGTTCAAATAGCTAAGGTACTTAAGAAATATAAGAAACACGAAACAGATAATTCACAAACGCCTGCAGCTGCCGGATGGTCAGGTACTGCAATGAGTAGTGTTAGTGGAAAAATACAAGCTGGCGTTAGTTTTGGAACAGGACGTGAAACTTATTTAATAGGAGTAATGATAGGTTCTGGTATACCAAGTAATATTAGTGATAAAATAAAACAAGAGATATATAACTTGTTATTTATATTCGATCAATTCGGAGGAAATGACGGTGGAGTATATGTTTCAGATTCACAAGGATCTAATTATGATTCAATAGGATTAATTTGTCGCAAATATTCGTTTAACGACGCGGTTGGAAGATCTCTGACTGATATAATGAACAACAGATAAAAATAAATATGGCACTTCAAAAATTAAGAGAACATTTTCAAGGAACTAATATAAACGAGTTCCAGAGGCTATTAAAAAATAGAGTGATGGTTGTCGAAAAAATATCAGCTCCTTCATTTTATGTTAGAAGAGTAAATGACAAATTTGAATATTATAAATCTTCAAATGGCAAACCTCTTACTATAGTAGATAGAACTATTATGTCTCTATATGAAGTTGCAATAAAACACATACAAAGTTTAAATCCAATAGACAAAGATAAATTACAACAAGATTATAGATTTGGATTTGAGTACTTGCCAGAAACTAATGTTTCTTCAATATCGTATGATAAAGCTCCTACAAATAACTTAATACTTACACATGTTCAGCAAATAACTGAATCTGGTAAAGTTAAAAAGACTATAATAGATCCTATTGTTTTATCAAAGTGGTCTAAGATTCTTGATGTTCAATCACAAGAGATTATTTTTGATGGTGTTTTAAATCAATTACAAGTTGAAAAGCTTGTAAAATTACTAGAAATGAATGACAAAGAGTTTTCTACGTCATTTGATTATGATATTGAAACAGATATCGAAACTAGTTTTACTAAAGAAGTTTATAAAATATTTAATCCAAACTCAAGAGCATCTCTTTTACATAATGATTTAGAACAAGAAATAGAAGCACTTGTATTAAATTTTGCAGAAGGAAAGAAAATATCTTCTTTTAAGTTAGAAGATTTTACTAGAACCAATCTTAACGAAACAAGAGAGAGTTCTCATATGTATCAAATCGCAATCGCTGACATACTGGAACACTGTATTAAGTATGATTTCAAAAAAATACAGCTAGTTGAAGAGAGTGCAAATCAGCGGTACCTAGAGCTAATGTCTGTTGTATTTAACGACTACATTTCTAAAAATGCTTCTAGATACATTGGAGTTAACTTCGATAATGCAGAATTCTCAAACTCAAACTCATTTAAACTGAATACAAACTTTATTAAGAATGAGAAAACATTAAGACACGTTTCAAACGAAGTTCTTTCTTCTCTATTCAAAATAACTTTAGGTACTTTTAGAAAACAAAAATCAAAATCATCTGACATTATAAACGATGATATGGTTCTTCAGTTAAACACTATAGTAGATAAAATAAATGAAGCAATCTTTGTAGAAAATACAGATGAAAATTCTATATATGACTACAATAACTTCATGATGCATACCAAGATAAAAAGTACAGTAAATCTAAACGAAGCACTAAAAGTAGACCACGGAGAACAAGGTAAACAACCAGTGAATATATTTGTTGGTAGATTTCAACCATTTACATTAGGACATGCAAAGGTACTTGAAACAATACACAAAGAAAATGGATTTCCAGTTATTGTATTTTTAATAAAAGGAAAGGCTGTTAAAAAGGGTGATGAATTTAGAAAACCATATTCAACAGATACTCAGATTGAAATGTTTAAACAAGTACAGAAACAATATAAGTTTCTAAAAGAAATAATAGTTCTACCAAGTGCTGCAATAGACAAAATGTTTAATGCACTTAGACCTAAATATGAACCAATACTATGGGGAACAGGTACTGATAGAATGAAATCTTATGGATATCAAGTAAATAATGATTCTTATAGAGATCAGTTAAACGTAAATAAAGATTTTGCTCTTTTTGAAATACCAAGATCTGATGACAACATTTCAGCAACTAATGTTCGTAATGCAATGTTAGACGGAGATGAAAAGACGTTTAAGAAAATGACACCGAAGGGAATTCATAAAATGTATTCTACCTTAAAATCAGAATTAGAATCTTCAATGAAATTAGTATCTGCATCTAAAATTATAGATAGTAGTTTAATGACATACGAACAATTCATTAATAAGTTAAAATAATTAAAATAATGTAGATATATAATCTTATAATATATAAAAACATATAACAAATATGAATCTTAATGAAAGAAAGGTACAACTAAAGAGAAAATATACCGAAAACTATCCAGCTAAAACTGCAGGAACTTCTGCTAAAATAAGAAACAAAGTTTTAGAGGCTATTAAAGACGGTAAAATATCACAGAAAGATTATGACAATATCGTCTCAGAATTATCAAATGATTCTAAAAGATGGTCATCTAGAAACTCAAAATATTTCAGTGTCTCTGAGGAAGGAATTTCATTATCTAAATTCGGAATGAAAATATTTAATTCAATAGCAATGAACGAAAAGAAAGACGAAAATCCAGAGATCTGGGTACCAGAAGGATTTGATAAGGCAATTGCTAAATTTCCAAACTCTCAAATAACAATCGACGTTGTTACTAAACTAGCAAAAAAACATAAAGTATCTATTTCTGACGCAATAGCGTATGTTGAATACGGATGGGAACTAGATTTAAAAGAAAACAAAACTAATATGAAAACTAATTTTATTTACGAATCATTCTCAAAATTTGTAGGATCTTTAAACGAACCTATATTAAACGAATCTAATCTAAACGAAGCATTTAAATCTTCTAAATTAAAGAATTTATTAACTATGAGTTCATCTGATGGTTACCAAAAAAATGGAGACCTTGCTAAGAGATTTTATGAGTATACTAAAATTAAATTAGATCTAGTTGATGACAGTCATATATTAGACATGGATATGAAAGACGCTTTTAAAGCATCTAAGGATAATGATAGAGTTATTTTTTATGTATTAGATAAAGATACAAAAAGTCCATACGGCGATGATAACCCAGCAATGTTACATCCTGGTCTTTTAGCAATTTCTAGAGGAAAAGATTTCTTAGGATATAGCTCAAGAAACGGAAATAGTAGATACGGATGGCAAAGTGGTACTAAAACACTTTCTAAAGATGGAGTAGATGTTGGAGCTAATAAAAGATATAAAGGATACGGTGCTACTGGATTATCTTCAGTTAAAAGAATTATAGAGGTTGCCGATAGAGCTTATTCTATTAGTATATCATCACTACAGGATCTTATAGGTTCTGCAGGTCAAAAAGAAGATCGTAAAGCAGCAAAAGCTGGAGCAATTGCATTTAAATCAGATAAAGATTTTAAAGCAGAAAACAAAAATAGATACGAAACTATATTAGCTACTAAAGCATCAAAATTACCTTTAGATAAATTAGTTAAAGATGCAATCGACGCTATGGCAGAACAGATCAAGACAGGTCTTACTTCTACAGAAGTTGGTAAATACGGAGATCCTATAATCGGAAAGAGCAAAAAAGGAAAAGAAGTTAAATTAAGAGATGCTGCTAACCACATGTCAGGTATATTAGACGATTATTCTAGATACGTTGATTATGTAAAGCAAGAAGCAGACGTTAAAGCTCAATACGGAAAAGCAGAATCATGGTATACTAGGTCTGTTAAAGAATACGCTAAAAGCACTATGGATAAAATAAAGCAAATAGACGATATGTCTTACGCTTGGTAATATGAAAGAAAATATAACACCATCAAACATAGCAGGTATGGGAGAAATTCTATTGCCAACTCAAACACAAGACGGCAGCGGAGATATTCCATCGGGACAAGGAGATGCTGATAAGAAAAACAAAAAGAAAAAGAAAATGGCAAAATTAAAAACATTTAAAGCATTCACAGAATCTACTATTAATGAAAAATTCAATTTTTCTGAAAAAGAAGTAAGGGCTGCTGCTGACGCGTTAGCAAAAGCAATGGCAAAGTTAGATGACGTCCATGTTGGTGTTCATGATTTTGAATATGATAAAGGAAGAGGAGCAAGTTTTGAATTATCATGGGGTGGAGAAGACTTCGACGGTGGTAGTTATTACATAAAAGATAATGGTGATGTTATTAATGCTGCAGTTGGCGGTGGAACTAAATATGGTAATATTAAAGACACTGAAAAAACTTTTATGAAAGGTATTAAAAAGGCTGAGCCTAGCATGAGAGAATCAAGAAACGAATCTAAGCTTTCTATTGAGGAACTTAACGAATCATTCGAATCTTATCATTTTCACAAAGATACTTTTAGAGGATATACAACAATAAGTAAAGGAGAAACTCAATACGCTGTTATTACACATAACAAAATAACACTAAACAAACAGAACATGACCCTAAAGGATGAAAATGATTATTCAATAGGAGCAGCTTTTAAACCGAAAGCAGTATCTGTATTTAAAGAAGAAGCTGACGCAAAGACAGAATACGACAAAGCAGTTAAAAAAGGAGGATCAGGTGCAAATCTATCTTTTTCTTTTGGAACTATTACTCCATCAGGGGCAACAATAAGCTACGTACAAATTGAAGGAATGATGGCAGCTTTAAAATATTAAAATATTCCGCGTATCATCGGAACTATCAACCACATGTGTTGAAACAATCAAAGAATGCTCTGTATAAACTACAGAGCATTCTTAATTTAACAAGACACGTAAATGAACAACCAATTCTTATTTAAACCAGAAAACTACGAAAAGTGGTCAGAAGACGCCCTCAATAAGGTAACAAAAGTAATAGACTCATGTATTACAGAGTCTCATTTAGAAACCGCTAAAGCGATGACAGATCATTTTATATTAATGTTAGCTATCAACGATACATACCCTGATGATATCATACAGGATATATCTAAGCAACTTTACTTTTATCTAGCATTAAAAGAAAGTAACATATGAGTAATACAAAAAGAAAGATAGGCTTTACAGCAGGTAATTTCGACCTTCTACATCCTGGTTACATATATACCTTTGAAACTGCTAAACAACACTGTGATTACTTCATGGTTTTTTTACAGATAGATCCATCAGAAACAAGATTCACAAAATACAAACCTGTTATTCCATTATACGAGAGATATAAAACTCTTATGGCTATTAGATATATTGATGAGGTTGTTACATATCAAACTGAAGAAGATTTAATAAAGCTAATAGAATTTTATAAGCCAGATATTAGAATATTAGGAGATGATTACATCGGTAAAAGTTTTTCAGGAGACGATTTAAGTCCAGAGGTAATATACACTACAAGATCTCACGGGTGGTCTACAACTAAACTAAAGGATCTTATTACAATACAAACTGTAAAACAAAATCCAGAACTAATTGATAGATCTAAAAATGAAGGAACTACTTCTCCTGCTCAGAAATTAATGAGACAGATCCGAGATCAAATAGCAAGTTTCTCAGAAGGTAAATTAACAGAAGAAGAATACAAGAAAAATATTAAACAACTACTATAAGATATGAGAGTAATCGTAACAGGAGGGTTTGGATTTATAGGATCTTCTTTTGTAAATTTATTAAATAAAAACTTCAAACACCTAGACGGAAATAATGAAGTAGTTATTTTAGATAAGATGACATACGCTGCAGATCCAAATAACATTAAAGAACCTACTCCAGTTATAATAAAAGATATATGCGATGTTACAACAGAGGATCTAGGAGATTATGACTACTTGGTACATTTTGCAGCAGAGAGTCACGTAGATAACTCTATTAAAGATGGAAAACCTTTTATTAGAACTAATGTCGAAGGAACCTTTAATCTCTTAGAGTGTGCCAAACAGAATCCTAACTTAAAGAAGTTCATACATATATCAACTGACGAGGTTTATGGAGATATGGATGATATAAGCAAAGAAGCAGAAGCTGACGAATCTTTCGTAATTAAAGGATCATCATACTATTCAGCAAGTAAAGCATCTAGCGACTTATTAGTAGAAGCATGTGGAAGGACATTCGGATTACCTTATGTAATAACAAGAACATGTAATAACTACGGAGAACACCAGAACGAAGAAAAGTTTATTCCAAAAATAATGAAATCAATATCTAATAATCTAACTATCCCAGTATATGGCGACGGTAAGCAAATTAGAGAATGGATTGACTCTGATGACAATGCATCTTTAATCTATGCAATTATGTTATCAGATATAAAAGGAGAAGTCCTTAATATAGGAAGTGGAGAAAGTTATGAAAATATAGATATCGTTAATATGATAGGAGAAATGTTAGGAAAGACGCCTAACTTCGAATTTGTAGAAGACAGATTAGGACATGACAGAAGATACGCAATAAACTCTTCTAAGGTTAGAAACCTTTTTCCAAAATGGGAAACTGTTTCATTTAAAGAATTTTTATTAAAACAAGTTAACATAATTAAAAACAAAAACAAATGAATTCACTATTAATTACAATGTTAAGAGGTTCAGCGATGGCAGACAAAGCAAAAGCTAAACTATCTTTAGATCTTTTAGGAGATAAAGGAGCAGGTATCGGAGATCACTCAACCGGAGATTTCTACAAGAACGCTGAAGAGGCTTTAATGATGTTAGTAGACGCTGATGATAGATTAGCTACTCTAGATAAATATTATAAAGGAATCGGAGAGTAATGTGAAGTTGCTAAAATTTTTATAAAATAAGTGAGTCAGGATTTTTCTGGTTCACTTTTTTTGTTTATATTTACATATAACTAATAGCAATAAGCCATGAATGTAATTTCTCTTAATGAAACCAATGAATTTCTTTTATGTAATGGATATAATAAGATTGATTTAAATATCATCGATACTGTTTCAATACAAACGCAATCAGATAATTGCGCTATAGGATATCCTGAGTACGTTTCTGCACTAGATATCTTGAAAGAATATAATCTTACTACTCAAGCATATAATGACTTACTATGTAATGTAACATCAGATAGAGTGGAAGATGATATATTTGATTTCTAAATTGTTAATAACTATTAGAAATTAAACCCTTAAGGTTTTCATATATCAATAAAAATGATTATATTTACTTATAACTAATAAACAACCTATATTATGTCAAACGAAAATCCAGAAGTTATTGCAAGAATGAACGAACAATTAGATCAATTATTAGGATCTAAAGAAGCTGTTCAATATACAGAGAAGCAGATCCATGATAGATTTGAAGTAATCATGAATACTCAAGAATATTTAACGCAAGAAGAATATGATTTTTGTTTTGAATGGGACAAGGATATTAGAAACGATACGTCTTATATCGGAGCATATTCATCAAACGCTAATGTGTATTTAAACTTAAGAGTTTATACAGAGCATGATCATGAAATGTACGACGGAGATGATTGCAATGTATAATTGTTAATAACTCTGTGAAAACAAATCACAAAAAGTTTTAATATATTATATAAAATGATTATATTTACTATATAACTAAAACACCATAACAATGCCGTACATCACTAAACTACAAATTACATCTAAAAGAAAGCAATTAAAAAAAGCACTTCCTCAATATAAGCTTTCAGTTACGAACCAAGACTACGCAGGAATCAATGTATCAATTGTAGAGGGACCCAATGATCTTGGACATGATTACAATCAATTAAATGAATTCTGCCCAGAATACTACAACGAGGAAGTTCAATCTCTCCTGTCTATAATCATGCCTATCTTGAATGAAGACAAAGGAGAATCTACCCACGACGGTGATTACGGATCTATTCCTGGTTTTTATACATGGGTTCAAATTGGAAAATGGGATAAGCCATATATTTTAAAGAATAAATAAACTATGTCAAACTCAGATATCTTAATATTACTAGAAAGAGGTTCAGAATCTCTTAGTTATAAAGATCCTATTGATTCTACACAATGGGCATACAACGAAGGAATGCAAGACTTAATAATATCACTTGAAAATAAATTAAATAAAAACTAAATCATGGCTATCAACACAAAACACCCTTGGGAAAAGAATCCAATTCTTAGTAGAACATTAACAAGTAAAGAAGATTTTGAAATTGTAAACAAAAAAGCTCTCGCTAATTTAGCTAAAGAAGTTAAAGGAAAATCTTGGCAAATGGTTGATGGATATCCACACAAAATGACAGCAAATGGATGGGTACCTCTAACAAAAATGTAAACAAAAATAATAAAACGAGTATAACAACCAAACGTAATTTTATGAAAAGTATTTTAGAAGAAGCAAACGATATCGTAAACAATCGTAGCGAAGAATCAGACAGGGCCTATGGCCCTTTTTCTGAGGGAATGGATAGAGCAGCAATGATCTTTCAAGGTATGACAGGTTTTGAAGTAACAGGAGAACACATGTTTAAAGCATTAATCGCTTTAAAGTTTTCTAGAGAATCTTATAACCATAAGAAAGATAATTTAATGGATGGTGTTGCATACATGCAAGGATTAGAAAATTACATTAACGAAAAGAAATAATATGAAAGTAGCAATCACATCAGTATTTTCAAATCTAACATACAATAAAAAGAATCACAGAGGTTTAGAAATTGTATACTTTAAGCAATTGTTAGAAGAAAACAATTATGAAGTAGATCTTATTGGAAAGAAAGGACGTAACACTGCAGATTTAGATTTCTATGTAGATTACACCGAAGCAAACTGGGATCAATACGACGCTGTATTTATCCAATTAAGTACTGCAAACTTCTTCGGAGGTCAAGTAGGAGCCCATACAGAATCAGTGGCTCGTGAAATTGCAGGATATAAAGGAAAGATATTTACTCTTGTAAATGATCCTCGTATTGATTTCTTGAATCCAGTAGAAAAATTGAAGAGATTCAATCTAATCCAAGATCTTGAATCTGAGTGGTCTGATGTGATTGAGAATGCTACGTATTTATTTCCTGGTAAAGATATTAGTAAATTCTTAGGAAGAACTCCAAAGAACTGGAAACAACTAGACTGGTTTACTTATATGTTTAAGCAAAGAATGGAAATCAAACAAACGATTCCAACAAACGCACTATTTGATTTTGATACTCCTAAAAAAGAAAATGATTTAATATATTACGGAGATAATCGTGCAGCATTTAGAGAGAAGCAAATTAGAAAATACTTTCCAGATAGCGAAAACAATTTACTAATAGGATATAAAACTAAAAAAGTAAATGCACCTTTTGTAAAGAAGATGGAACACTCTGTTTTATTAGATACAATTTCAAAAAGTAAAGCAAGTTTAATTATAGGAGATGCAGAACACTTAGATAATGTAATAACATACAGGTTCTACGAAACTATGGCATCTGATTGTCTTGCCGCAATTCAAATAGAATACGATCCAAACAAAGAATTAATTAGTGATCCGGTTTTACGTGATATACTATATGTAAAATCAAAGTCTGATGTTGAGAAGTTAATAAGTTCTTACTCAGAAGATTTAATTTCACGACAAAAAAAAGAATTACAAAACATTTTTAATAATCTTGATATAACCTTTAAAATATAACAAATGGCAAATATAGACAATGAATGTAAAGATCTAGAAGTAAAAGATTTTTATAAAGATTCAACAACACACTTAGCAGACATCATGCATAATCAAAAGAAAATGCAAGAGGAAACTTATGGCATTAATTTTGATAACATGACAATTAGAGAAATAATGGATTTCTGGCACGTGAATACACATTCATTAATCGATGAAATTCATGAAATGACAGACGCACTTGGAGGTATTAAAGATGGTTCTGGAAATGCAGTATGGAAATACTGGAAAAAAGACTTTAAGAAATACGATACATTAAAAGTAGCTGATATGTCGGAAGGAGACAAGAAAGAATTGTATATGGAATGGGTAGATATTTTACACTTCTTTATAAACTATGCATCTTCTATCGGATTAGACGCTAAGACTGCATTTAACTACTACTTCGCAAAAGCTGAAGAGAACGTACAACGACAGAAAAACAACTATTAATGATATTAGATATTGAGCAAAGAGACAAGGATGTAATTGTATCATATTACGATAAAGAAGGAAAAGTTGCATATAAACAATATCCAATAGCGCAATACCAAAATTGGTATATATGTGGTGAAAAAGAAAAAGGTGTAAGTAAAGAATTTACAAACTGGGATGGCCGTCCTGTTAAACTAGGATATGGCCGTCAATTTAATAAGTTTTCTCTTAATTACTTTATAGACGGATTACCTGAAAAAGATAAAGAAGAGATATTAGCATATAATTTACCTAAAACATATTTTGTAGATATTGAAACAGAAATTGTTGATGGTTTTCCAAAAGCAGAGGAAGCAAAAACAAGAATACTTTCATTCTCAATAATTACACCAGACCGTAAAGCAATAGTATTAGGCTTAGAAGATATGGCTCCTGATAAGATTCAAAAGATTGAAGATGATACTAATAAATACTTTACTGATTTTGATACTGACTGGGAATTTAAATATCATAAGTTCAATAGTGAGTACGATATGGTGTATACTTTCTTAATGAAGTTCTTACCTAAGTTCCCAATGATGACTGGTTGGAATTTTATAAACTACGATTGGCAGTATATTGTAAACCGTAGCAAAATTTTACAGATAGATATAACTCAAGTCGGTATGACCGGGAAGTTAGATAGAAACGATAGTAGACCTTTACATATCGGAATCTTAGATTACATGCAATTATATGACAAATATGATCGTAGTGTAAAAGTAAAAGAGTCTAACGCACTTGACTATGTCGCAGGACAAGTATTGAATGTTAAAAAGATAAAATACACAGGAGGATTGCAAGATTTATATAGAGATAACTTCGTTAAATATATTTATTATAACGTTGTCGATTCAGTATTAGTATATTATATAGACCAGAAATTAAAATCAATGGAAGTTCTATTGACACTGGCAAATATTACTAAAATGCCTTTATATAAAGCCGCTTCTCCCGTGGCAGTTACTGAGTCCTTGATGGCTAGGAAACTAGCAGAACAAGGAATGAGAATTGGAACAGAACAAAAAGAAGACTTTGAAAAAAGCACCCAATACGCTGGAGCTTATGTTAAAGAGCCATTAGTTGGATATTATGAAGGAGTAACTGCATTTGATTTTGCTTCACTATATCCTTCAATAATGAGACAATTTAATATATCGCCAGACGCATACATTGAACAAGTACAGAAACATGAAATAACAGAGAGAAGAAAGGATAATGAAGTAATTGTATGTGATAACGGCGTAGTATACTCCAAGGATGAATCGGTACTTAAGAAGATACTTTCAGATTTATACGGACAAAGGGTAGAATACAAAGATGCATCGTATCAATATTTCACAAAAGCTGACAATCTCAAAAAAAAATTAAAGGAAATTTAGGACATGAACAAAAAGAACATTTTTGAAAAGAGAGTAAACATTTTACCGTATGATTATCCTCAACTACTAGCATATAAGGATGCTATTAGACACTCATATTGGATTCACACTGAATTTAATTTCACAACAGACATTGATGATTTTAAAACTAAAATTTCAAATGAAGAACGTGAAGCAATTAAAAGATCAATGCTTGCGATAGCACAGATAGAAGTAAGTGTTAAGACATTTTGGGCAGATCTTTATAAAAGAATGCCAATAACTGAAGTAGGAGATGTCGGTATGACATTTGCAGAATCAGAAGTAAGACACAAAGACGCTTATATGCAGCTTCTTAGAATATTAGGACTAGAAAAAGAATTTGAAAACGTTGTAGAGATTCCTGCAGTTAAGGATAGAATTGCGTATTTGACTAAGTATTTAGACGGAACAAGAAGTAGAGATAATAAAATGTACACAAAATCAGTACTATTATTTTCTTTATTTATAGAGCACGTTAGTTTGTTTAGCCAATTCTTCATTATGATGTCTTTTAATAAAGAAAAGAATTTATTCAAAGGAATTTCTAATGTAGTAGAAGCTACAAGTAAAGAAGAAGAAATTCACGGTAACTTTGGTTCAGAGATAATTAATATCATTAAAGCAGAAAATCCAGAATGGTTCGATGAAGAATTCGAACAACTTATCGCTTCAGCATGTCAAAAGGCATATACAGCAGAGTGTAAGATTTTAGATTGGATTTTTGAAAACGGTGAACTTGAATTCTTATCAAAAGAAACAGTTAAGCATTTTATTAAAAACAGATTTAATAATTCACTAGAAAGAATTGGAATGAAACCTGTATTTGAAGTAGACTTTGCAGAAATAGAAAAGACTTTATGGTTTGATGTAGAAATACTTTCAACAAAAGAAGGTGATTTTTTCTACAAGAAGTCAGTAGATTACAACAAGAAGTCTAAGTCAATAACTGAAGACGATTTATTTTAAAACAAACCAAATTAATACATTATATGATATACGATAAGAATTACTGGCTTAATGAAGACAGTAGACAGTTTCTTTCAAGAGGCTATATTGATGAAACACCAGAACAAAGAATTAAAGATGTAGCAAACACAGCAGAGAGATATTTAAAAATTGACGGTTTTGCTAAGAAGTTTGAAGACTATATGACTAGAGGTTTTTATAGTTTATCAACGCCAGTTTGGATAAACTTTGGAAAGGATAAAGGATTACCAGTTAGTTGTTATGGATCTAACGTAGATGATACTCTAGATAGTATTTTAAATGGTAGTAGAGAAATTGGAATGATGTCTAAGTATGGTGGAGGAACTTCAGTATACTTAGGAAACATTAGATCAAGAGGAACTTCAATTTCAACAGGAGGAACTGCAGATGGACCAGTACACTATGCCAGGATGTATGATACTACAGTTGATGTATGTAAACAATCTGAAGCAAGAAGAGGAGCATGTGCCGCATGGTTACCAGTAGAACACGATGATATTTTAGAATTTCTAGATATCGGTAGTGAAGGTAATCCTATTCAAAATTTACAATTCGGAGTTACAGTAAGTGATTCTTGGATTCAAGAAATGAAAGACGGAGATACTGCTAAGCGTAAAATATGGGCTAAAATTATTCAAAAGCGTAATGAATTTGGATTTCCATATATAATGTTTAAAGATAATTCTAACAATAATTCTCCTTATAAAGAATTAGGATTAGAAATAACAGCTTCAAACTTATGTAGTGAAATACAATTACCAACAGATTCTTTTAATTCTTTTGTATGTTGTTTAGGATCTATTAATCTATTACACTGGGATGAAATTAAAGATACTGATGCAATAGAAACGTATACACTTTTCTTAAACGCAGTAATGGATGAATTTGTTAAGAAATCTACAAATCTTCCAGGAATGGCAAGAGCACATAGATTTGCTGAACAACACAGAGCATTAGGTGTAGGAGTTCTAGGATACCATTCGTTATTTCAATCTAAATTAATTGAATTCGATTCTTTAGAATCAAAGGCACTCAATTATGAAATATTTTCAACACTAAAGGAAAGAAGTGATGAAGCGTCTAAGTGGTTACATGATGAAAAAGGATATAGATCAATCAGACCTGGTTTTGCAAATACAACGTTGATGGCGGTAGCTCCTACTAAATCAAGTTCTTTTATATTAGGTCAAGTTTCAATGGGAATTGAGCCGATCAAATCTAATTACTTTATTAAGGATTTAGCTAAATCAAAAACAGTATATAAAAATCCATTTCTTACAGAGGAGTTAATCAAGTATGATTTAAATACACCAAAAACATGGGAAGGGATATTGCAAAGAGACGGAAGTGTTCAGCATTTAGATTTTCCAACTAAAGGAGTTTTTAAATCATTTGTTGAGATATCTCCAAAAGAAATAATATTACAAGCAGCACAAAGACAGCAATTCATAGATCAATCACAGTCATTGAATATTATGATACATCCTAGTGTTCCTGCAAAAGATATTAATACATTATATTTATATGCCCATGAAGAAGGCGTAAAAACTCTGTACTATCAATTTAGTCAAAGTTCAGCGCAATCTTTTGCTAGAGACATAAATTCATGTTCATCTTGTGAAGGGTAATATTAAATAAACATCCGGTGGTTTGAATACCACTCTTAGGACCGAAACTAGTTTTCGGAAAAGATGCCAGGGGTTCGCTACTCTCTGGCATCACTGTTTTAATAGATATCAGTTTTTATGAAACTTTATGTAATTTCTTGTTATAATACCTATAAATAAAACATTGTATTATAAATCCAAAGAAACATGAAAATTACGATTAAAAAAGTAGATCAGACTAATTTCATTAACTTCATCAACAGGTTGAAGGTAATCGATTCATTCGTTTATTTTAAAATTAAAGGCGGTACTATACAAGCTTCGGCGTATTTACCACAGAGAGATGCAGTAAAGCATCATAGACTTCCAGTTGGACAAGTTTTTCAAATTGAAGAAGGTTCGATTACAACAACCAAAGAATTAAAAGTAGCTTTCTTTGATGCACAAAAATTAACAGATGCGTTTAAGCAGTTTGAGTATGACTCAATCCAAGGTGAAATTGAATTCTTAGAAAACGAAGAAGATTTCGTAGCAACAAGCTTTCGTATCTTTAATGACGAATTAGAAATTAAATTGTCTTGTTCTGAACCTTCATTAGGATATAAAGATCTTACTGATTCTCAAATCTCAACTATATTTAATGTAGATGATGCAAGTTTTAAATTCGAAATGGATTACGGAACTTTAACAAAAGTAAAAAACTTATTCGGATTAGATAAAGAAGAAACATTCTCTATCGAAGCAAACGGAAAAGGCGTAAAACTAACAGGTAATACTTACAATATGTTAGTTACTCCTGATTATGAAGGAACTGCAGGTAAAAAAGTTACCTTGTTCAAAAAATACTTAAACTTATTAGACAAAGAAGATTATACAGCTAATGTATTAGATAATCGTGTTGTTATGAAATCAAACGATTCAGAGACATTATTAACTATAGCAACTTGTAACACCGGATCGTAAATGATTGAAATAGCACAACTAATAGAAAAACCAGAATCAGAGCTTAGCGTTGAAGAAACAAAAGTTTTAATTGCCCACTACGAACAAATGTCAGCTAAATTTACGGCATATGAACAAGCGGTAAAAGTAACGTTAAACTCTATTTATGGTGCATTTGGAAATAAATGGTTTCACTTCTTTGATATAGAGATCGCAGAGTCAATTACCTTACAAGGTCAATCTGCTATCCTATACTCTGAAAAGATACTAAATAAGTATTTTCAAGAATTCTGGCCTAAAGACACTTCTGTACATTCTCACTTTAATCTTAAAGTGACAGGTAGATTAGTTAGACCATCAGTTGTCTATATTGATACAGATTCATGTTACGTTCAGTTCGAGGAAATGTACGAATCTATTGAATGGCTCGGAGAGAGCATGACTATAGATAAATTCATTATGGAATTATATAACTTTAGAATTAAAGACTATATAACTAAATGTATGCAGAAATACGCAGAAGTAACCAATACGGAAAACTTCTTATATTTTGATATGGAAACAATAGCATACTCCGGAATCTGGTTAGCTAAGAAAAAATACTTGCAAAACATTGCATGGGAGGATAAATTAGATACCAATGATAGATACCCATCTCTTAAGAAGATTAAAACTATCGGATTTGATACAATACAAAGTTCAACTCCTACGCTAGCACGTAAGCATTTAACAGAGGCACTTCAACTTATACTTTCAGAAAAACCAACAGCAGATCTTTTAAAGAAACTAGTTGACTATCTAAAAAAATGTAAGAAAGAATTTAGATTAGCAGATATAGACCAGATTGCATTCAATAAAAGAACTAACAACATTGAAAAATATATTGTTGATGATACTATTGAATTTCAAATTGGACTTAAATGTCCTCCTAACGTAAAGGCAGCAGGTTTTTATAACTTTTTAATGAATACTAATCCTAAATACAAGAATAAGTATAAGATGATTGGTAACGGAGAAAAGTTAAAACTATACCACTGTAAGACATTAACATCAGATATGTTCGCATACATGCCTGGGGAACATCCTTATGAAATAGCTCCTGAAGTAGATTATGAAATACAATTTGAAAAAAGTGTAATCCTTCCGCTTAATAGAGTTTTAAAAGCATGCTCGTTGCAGTTGTTAAACCGAAATTTAATTTATTCAACCTCTTTATTTTAAACACATGAATGATACATTTTATGAAGCAGTAAAGTATTTAGTTAAAGAAAATCCTAACAATATGATTCTCGGTGAAAAGATACGAGATACTATTAATAGATTTGAATCTCTAGAGAATTTAGACAGAGAAGTTATTAAAGAAGATATTAACCAAGTAACAATATTAGAAGATATAGAAAAATATGGAAATAGATCCTAAGAAAATTACAGAAGATTTAACGCCTGAACAACAAGTACAACTTCGGGATTATCAAAAGGTATTTATGAGATTAAAGATTTTAAAATCTCAAATGTCTGATATACAAGACGAAACATCAGATCTTTTACAAACTTTAGAAAAAATGAGAACAAAAAATAAAGAAGACGACAATGGCTAAAAAAGATTTTACATTTACAGATTTAAATAAAGAGCTAGCTAATTTAAATCCATTAGGATCCGTTATGGATCAATCTAGCTTTAGTGAGGTTACTGAATGGATTCATACAGGTAACTATCATTTAAACGCTGCAGTTTCAGGTTCACTTTTTGGTGGATGGCCGAACAACAGATCTTGCTCAGTAGCAGGACCTTCAGGTACTGGTAAAACATTCCTTACATTAAATTCAGTTAGAGAAGCAATCAACATGGGCTACAACGTAATTTATTATGATTCTGAAGCAGCTGTTGATAAAGAACAAATGGTTAAATTTGGTATTGATACTACAAAGGTAAATTATCAACCAATGAATACTGTTCAAGATTTTAGAACTTCTATTACTACTATTACTCAAAAGATGCAAGAGATTAAGCATAACGGAGGAAAACTTCCTAAAGTTATGATTATTTTAGATTCTGCTGGTAACTTAGCAACAAGAAAAGAAATTGATGATGCTGCGTCTGGTTCTGAAAAATCAGATATGACTCGTTCTAAAATTCTTAAGTCAATCTTTAGAATTATAATGACACCTTTAGCAGACCTTAAGATTCCATTCATTTTTACAAATCACACGTATCAATCACAATCTTTTATTCCAATGCAAATTGCAGGTGGAGGAACAGGTCCTGAGTATGCTGCGTCAATTGTATTAATGTTAGGAAAGGCTCAGTTAAAAGACGGTGCTGATAAAGTAGGTATTATTGTTACGGCAAAACCAACTAAAAACAGATTTGCAAAACCAACTCCAATTAAGTTTCACCTAAACTTTAGTGAAGGTATGAACCCTTATGTTGGATTAGAAAATTATGCAACTTGGGAGATTTGTGGAATTACAAAAGGAACTATCGAAAAAGGAGTTAAAATTCCTAAAGCGACTGCAAGGGGTTGGATATGCGATCACTTAGACCATACTGTACCTAATAAAGAATTCTTTACTGAAAAGGTTTTTACTAAAGAAGTTTTAGAAAAAATAGAAGAGCATATCAAACCAATATTTAACTACAATTCTGACTCATCAACGATGGATATCGAAGGTATGTTAGAAGATAGCGAAGATAGCGAAGATTAATGAAAGTAGACGTACATAATATCGTAGATGATAAACTACCAATAAAATATATTCTAGGCATACAGGATCAGTTAGAAGCTTTTCCTGATGCTTACGATATATTATACATATTTATCAACGAAGCGGTACGGCGCCCTGATAGGCAGAAGGAAACATTCACGAAGCATGCTTTAATGAGATACCATTCAAAAGGTAATCATGAGAATGCAGAAGAAGGTTTAAAAAGAGCGATGCAATTAGGTTTACTAGAACAAATTAAATTTGATGAAGGTAAAGAAACTTACGAAATAAAAATAAACCCATACATATGATAGCAGTATTTGACGATTTCATACAAGATGAAAAACTACTTAAAGAAATAGATAACGATCCTAACTTTTATATGCCAACAGGAGAATATAAGTATTATAAAGGATGGTGGAGTTCTGAACCTAGTAATGTAAAACAAAAATTAATTAAATATATCTGGGGAGATCATTTACCAATAAAGATAGGTGGAGAAGTAGATGGATTTGAACATTGGACTGGATTACAATCCGCTGAAATTGAAGGTAGAAGAAACTATTTAGAGTTACACATCGATGATGATGTAGGTCTAAGAACAGAAAAAGGTCAAAGAATGTTTCCAATATTAGGATGTGTTTACTATCCTCCAGGTTTTGAATTTGAAGGAGGAGATCTTCAAATCTTTACAGACGGAGAAGAAAACACACCTGAGGTAATTAAAACTAGACCAAACCGATTAGTTATATTTAACCCAGGAGAGGTAGTACATGGAGTGTCCGAAGTAACTGCTGGAACTAGAGGAGCTATCGCAATTAATATATGGGCAACAGAGCCTTGGTCAGTAGGAGAAGGTCATATTATACTAGAATAACGCTGAAACTAAACGACATTTAAGGATATAAACTGTATATAAAACAAAACAAATATGAAATTCGGAGCAGACTTTGAAAAGATCTTTTTTAGATTATCACTTGCTAAGCCCAAGTACTTTGAAACAATAGATAGATCATTTTATACATCTGATGATATTGCAATGTTACATACATTAGCATCTAAGTTTCATGCTAAATTCCATGAAACTCCTTCGGTAGATCAAATGGTTGTTCTTACAAAATCACCTAAAGTTAAAGGTAAAATTGATGAGAACATCGTCGAGTTATTATATAGAGTAGATTTATTACAATACGATGATGAATGGTTAACGCAAACCATGGAGTCTTGGATTAAATGGAGAAACTTCGAAGGTACTTTAATGGATACGATTGAGTATGTTAAAACAACTGACGTATCTCCTGAGAATGTAGATAGTATTGTATCTAAAGTAAAGACTTTAATAAACGAAAGAAACGCAATTACATTTAATTCAGATATTGGATTAGATTTCTTTAATGCAGACGATCACTATAGCGAAGATCGTGTTAAAGTAAGTTCTGGTTATAACTTTTTAGATAGAGTTTTAAACGGAGGTTATGACAAAGATGGTTCTTTAGTAGTTTATGTAGGAGAACAAAACATTGGTAAATCTATATTTTTAGCAAATGATGCTGCTAATTTTGTAAAGATGGGAGTTAATACAACATTCATCTCGGCGGAAATGTCAGCCCCTAAAGTTTTAAAAAGAATAGGAGCCAATTTACTAAGTATTACGATGAACGACTACGATGAAAAAGCAAAGAATCGTGATCTAATAAAAAGAAAGATTGAGAATGTAGGAGATGGCTTAACACCTCCTGGTCAATTATTTATTAAACAGTTTCCAACATCACAAGCAACAGTACCGGATATTGAAGCTTATTTAAAAGAAATTGAAGAAGAAAGAAGGATTAAACTAGGTGCAATTGTAATTGACTATATTAACATTCTTGCAAACTTTAGAAATCCAAACTCTGAAAACACATACTTAAAGATCAAGCAAATCGCTGAAGATTTAAGAGCAATGGGAACTCGTAACGGTTGGTTAATCGTAACAGCAACTCAGATTAATAGAAATAACTACAACTCAAGTGATATTGGAATGGGAGACGTTGCAGAATCTGCAGGTCTATCACACACAGCTGATATGATGTTAGGTATTATACAAGACGACTTAATGAGATCTAGTTATGAATATTGGTTAAAAATCCTGAAGATCAGGGACGGTGAAGGTAAAGGAACTAAGTGTAAGTTAGAAATTAACTACAACTACATGAGACTTACTGAAACCGATGAAACTACTAATTCAAATATACACAGTTTATAATGTCAGAAAAAGAAACAAAGAAAGAACCTCAAGGAAGAACCAAGAGAGATAAGATATTTGATAATACGTTTGAAGAAACAGAATACGAATTTGATACTTCAATGTCATTTGCATTATCTCCAAGAGTTGTTGATAATAGATCTGAAGAAGACAAAATAGAAGCTACTTTAATAGCTGATGAGATTCATACATTAATAGTCAATTCTAGATTTAAGAAATTTAACAAAATAGATGAGTTCCATCAGACTGTTAAATTAAACAAAATAGATATTAATGAGGTTTATGAATTTATATCTGAAGAAACAAAAGAAACACATTCTTTAGTAGATATCTTTTCAGAAATGTGTGATTACTTTAACGTAAATCCTACAAGGTTTTACCAGTCTCTTGGTAATAAATTCAAAGAAGAGCTAATCGAAGAATTAGACGCAAGAACAAATATACTACAAAAGAAAAATATTAATAGATTGTTTTAATATGATTGAAAGTAAAATCTTAAATACACCTGTAAAAAGGATTTGGGTTTTAGGTGATATGCATTTAGGAGTTCGTTCTAATTCAATGGAATGGTTAGATATCCAAAAAGATTTCTATGAAAATGTATTCATACCAACCCTTAAAGAAAAAGTAAGACCTGGAGATATATTAGTACAGGTAGGAGACGCATTCGACAATAGACAAAGTATAAATTTAAAAGTATTAAATTATGCAGTTGATTTGTTCGAAAGGTTAGGTGAAATTATACCAACACATATTATTTGCGGAAATCATGATATCTGGGCAAAAAAGAGCAATGAAGTTACTTCGATAGATTCTCTTAAGTGGATTCCAAATATACAGATACACAAAGAACCTAAGATGTTTAAATGGGCAGACAAGAATGTATTGTTAATGCCATGGAGAAGAGACACAGAACATGAGGTTGAAACTCTTGCAGAATATCCACAAGCTAATATGGTATTTTGTCATTCTGAAGTTAGAGGAATTAAGTTAAATTCAAAGGTAACTAACTTACATGGAGTCGAAGCAAATTCATATGATCAATTCGATGGAGTTTGGTCGGGACATATTCATTATAGACAGACAAAAGGAAAACTAAGAATGGTTGGAGTTCCTTACCAATTAACAAGATCTGATGCAAACAACGTTAAAGGTTTTGATCTAATTGATTTAAGTGACATGAGCGAGACTTTCTTTGAAAATGATAGATCACCTAAATTTGTTAAAGCATATATCACAAGTCTATATAATGTAACACTTGGTGAATTTAAAGATGAGATTAGAAATAATTTTGTAGATCTTTTTATACCATCGCATGTTGCCGCTTCAAATTCATTATCTAAATTCATTAATCAAATTCAAAACATAGGTAGAAGAATAGAACCTAACATATATGAACAAGATACCTTTATAGATAAAGACATGTATGACATGGAAGAAATAGAGGATCTTTATAAGAACTACAATATTCTTCATTTATGTAATATGTATATTGATGGAATGTCTAAGGATGATGAAACAAAAGACCTTATTAAAGATAGAATAAAGAGATTGCACGATGTATGTGCATACAACTACGACAGCGAACAATGAGAATAGAGTCAATAGAATTTAAAAACTTTGCAAGTTACGGTAATTCAATTCAGCGTTTAGAATTTGAAAAAGATATTTCAGAATTATTTCTAACACTTGGAAAGAATGGACACGGAAAAACAACTATTGCTAACGCGATTGTTTTTGCGTTATATGGGAAAGTAGAAGGAGTCAAGATGGCAGACCTTCCTAATCGTATTAATAAAGAGTTGTGGGTAAAGATAAATTTAAAATGTAAAACAACTGATGTCTCGATAGAGAGAGGACTTGCTCCTGGCAAATTCGAAGTTAAACTTAATGGTATAGAATTTGATAAAGCAGGTAAGAGATCTGTTCAAGAGTATTTAGAAGAAGAAATATTCGGAATTCCATATCACGTATTTAAGAACATTATCATATTATCAGTTAATGATTTTAAATCATTTTTAACAATGACTAATAACGATAAAAAGCAAATTATCGATAGAATGTTTGGTTTCTCTATTCTTAATGAAATGCAACAAAACATTAAAGAAGAACGTAAAGGTTTAAAGGTTGATATTGATGTTTACGAAAGAGAACTTACGCAATTAAACAACAATATTACTTCTGTGAATATGAAACTGAATGAGTTGATGGCTGAATCTAATCAAAAAGACAAAGCTAGAATCCAAGAGCTCAAGACCTCACTTATTAGATATACTTCCAATAAAACTAAACTAGAAGACGCTCAAGTTATGATTTCATCAAGCTTAGGAAATGTTTCAACAAACCTTAAATCAGCTCAAGATGAAAAAACACAACTAGTATATGAGTTAGCGGCTCTCCATAAGAAATTAAGCTTGTATGAAGAAAATTCATGTCCTACTTGTGAAGGTGAACTATCAACAGAATTTCATACTGATCGTAAATTAGAGATAGAAATAAAAGTAAAACAGCTACCTTCTCAAATTAACATAGAAAAGGCAAAGGTTGTAGATATAGAAAAGCAAACGCAAGAGCTTCAAAGAAAAGATAGAGCAGTTAGAGACAAAGTTTCAACTATAAACACAAATATTAGAAATCTTAAAGGAGAACTAATAAAAATTAAAGATTCTTTAAATAATGGAGATAGTTTTGCACACATGCAATCTTTAATAGATGGATTTGAAGTACAGGAAACAGAAAAGACAAAAACCAAATCAATAGTTAATAGTGAATATTACTTTCTAGAAAACCTTGAAGAAATTTTAGGAGAAGATGGTGTTAAGAATCTTGCAGTTAAAACAATACTACCAGGATTAAATACAAACATAGCGGCAATGGCGGCAACAATGCACCTTTCATTCCACATAAGGTTTGATGAAAAGTTTAATTGTATTATTAATCATTTAGGTGAAGAGATTAATCCACTTACACTTTCGACAGGAGAACGTAAGAAAGCAGATTTTATTATTATCATTGCAATTATAAAAATACTTAAGTTAAGATTTCCACAATTAAACTTGCTGTTCTTAGATGAGTTATTAAGTTCTGTAGATCCTGATGGCGTACATAATATTTTAAAAATATTAAGTCAAGTAATGAAAGAAAGTAAAATTAATGCATTCGTTATAAACCACTCACAACTTCCAAGAGAATTATTTGATAAAGAAATAAACATATATAAAGAGAATGGGTTTTCAAAGTTTGAAATAACATCAACAGATTAATATAGATATATAAACAAAATAATTAAAAGACAATATGGCATCATACAACCAGCGGTTTAATTCGGACGATAGCGTAATAAGACACGTTCTTATCGGCTTATTAGCTGACTTAAATAATAAGGTTTATTTTTATCGACAATTAAACGAGAAAGATAGAGTTGCTATTGATATTCCATTCTATTATTCAATAACAGGTGATGATCAGTTCTTAAGAGATAATTTCTTATTTACAACACCTTCAGGAGCAGACTGTCATCCAGATATGGCATTTGCTGATGGAAACTACGATGTTGTTCCTAGAGGAGTAGTTAATTTAACAGGTATGTCAATAGACTCTGGAAAGTTAATTAATAAAAGAAATATGGGAACTTATACTAAGTTAAACTCAGATGGAGCCATGGAAGGTTACTCAACTGAGTTTGAGATGATTCCTATCACACTTGGCGTAGATATTGAAATATTAATCAGTTCTACATTGGATGCCTTAAAGATAACCGAGATGATTATCAAGGAGCTGTATAAATCAAATAGTTTTAACATCGAGGTTGGTCATTTAAACGAAGCGACATATAGATTAAATTCACAATACTCAATGCCAGATGATTATGAGATACAAAGACCTATAGATTTTACATTCGAGGATAAAGACAAATACAAAATTACATTTCCAATAGAAATTAATACCTCAATACCTTCATTTGATTTTGAAAGTGAAAGACATTCTGGAAATAGAATGTATGTTATTAATTCCAACATAGTACCTGCAACAGGAGATATAGGATCATCGATTATAGAATCAAGCGGAGGAGGTAAAATAAGCATACCGAAACATACAGGATGTTTGGTTAGATTGCCAATGAGTAGATCTGCAGGAGATAATCCAGATCCTACTGGAGTATTACACATTATAACTGTAACTTTAAGAAATGGATCTACATTTTCTTTTGATGACAGGTTACTTGAACAACCGCATGCTTTTGAATTACCAAATACGGTAGGTAGAATAAAAGCACAAGGTACATTAGATGGATTGGTAGGATATAATTCAAAATCATTACTAACGAATCCATTAGGAGATATACAATTATATGAACCTAATTATAGATTTACTGTAGATTCTTTATCTAAAGGAATATCTGCATTAGACGATACTTATATTAGAATGATAGGTATTTTAAATGAAGAAGGTAACACAATACCATTTAATCCGACAAACAGTCCATGGGCATTTTGCGTTTAACTATTGAATAGACACTAAATAACAAAGATATATACTAAATAAAAATAAAAACAAATTTAACATGACGACTAATATTTTAGCCCCATTTGTAAAAACTGAAAATTCATTTAAATTCTACGTTAACGGTAGAGTTTTTGAAATGAATAACAATATTATAACAGAAACAGAATCTATTGAATCTCATTTAGCTGAAGCAATTGCAGCATTTGAATCTTTTGAGTTTTCTACAAATACAATAAAGTGGTTCCATGGAGCTTCTAAATTTACTTATAGTTTAACAGAAAACACATTCTCAGAAGGAGATGTAGTTATTGAAAACTTCACAAAGCACGTATTATCTGCAGGATTAGTAAGATATGAAAACAGAGCAACTGCAAATTTATTCGAATCTCTACCAGCAATGATAGATAATTTCGTATCTTTAGACTTTGCAGCAACTTTTGAAGGTAAAAACAATATTGTTAACTTATTTAAAATCGAAGAAAAAGTTTATGTTTCTAGATTTAACACTTCTAACAAAATAGCTAAGTTCTTCGAAGCTACTAACGCAAATGCAGCAGTAGATTTCGTAACAGAGCAAACTGGTTTATCAGCAGCAACATTCTTAAATGAATTAGTTACTGGACAAGCACAAGAAATAGCTCAAAACGAAGCAACAATAAAATCATATCAAGATATGGTTGCATTCTTAAAAGACCAAAGAGGTTTATTAGCTGAAGCTGATAAGTCAATTCCAGAAATAAAAGCTGCAGATTCTTTAATCAATGAAGAAATTACAACTTGGGAAACTAAGATTTCAGAATTACAAGCATAACACTGTTTAACAACACATGAAGAGAGACCCTAACCGGTCTCTTTTTTATTTTAGAAACAAAACTACAATTAAGTGTATAAGTTTAAACAAACAAAAATCAATTAATTTGGCTCGTAAAAAAAATTATCTAAATAACAAAGACTTCTACGCTGAGATGGTTCTCTCGAAAGATGCCGATGTACTAACTAAGACTGCAGAAAAGATGTTAATTCTTTTAGCAGAAAAAACTATCAATAAGATGAGATACGTAAGTGATGATGATCGTAATGATTGCCTACAATTCGCTATGTTAGATCTTCTTAAATATTGGAGAAACTTTAACCCTAAATATCCTAATGCTTTTGCATACTTTACAGAAATTGCAAAGAGAGGATATGCTAAAGGATGGAATAAGATCCACCCTCAAAAATACAAAGGAACTATATCTATAGGAGGAAACTCAGACGGTGAAGGTTCTGGTATCTACACAATTTAATGTCAATAAAAAATCTTAAACCAACTAAAAACTCAGGATTCAGTCAAGGGTATTATGTACCTGTGTTTCCTGAAAAATACGTAGGACCAACTCCAATAATATATAGGAGTTCATGGGAACGTAAGTTTTGTATATGGTGTGATAATAATGATAAAGTATTAAAGTGGTCTAGTGAACCTGTTGAAATTAAATATTGGTCAAGACAAGATTCAAAGGCTCATAAATACTATCCAGACTTTTACTTTAAACAAATACAACCTGACGGTACATCGTTAGAATACATTGTTGAAATTAAACCAAAGAATCAGATAACTAAGCCGCAACCTCCAAAAAAACAATCTAAGAAAGCATTAGAATCCTATAAGTTCCTTGCAGAACAGTACGTTAAAAATATGGATAAATATAATGCAGCCAAAGAGTTCTGTGATGGAAGAAATTACAAATTCATTGTGCTAACAGAAGATACTATATTAAATGGGTTACGTTAAGAAAACTATAAAGCAATTAATCAAGGATGCAGGTAGCAAGAAAAAAGCTAGAACTGCATCTGAGAAATGGTTTAAAGAAGGCGAAACATCTAGATCTTTAAATGAAGTACAGCAAACAAGAAATAGATTTGAACCTGGAAAGATATATGTATTTAATTATGCACCTATAACAAAGGATCTTCCTTGGTTTGATAGAAAGCCTGTTGTTTTAGCAATAGAACACAAAGGTGACAACGATCTAGGTATTAATTTAAATTTATTACCGGTTGACATTAAAGAAAATCTATTAGATGACCTTTATAATAGGATGGAAGGTCAAATCAATAACGCAACATCAGGTAAAAGAGCTGATAACGCATTAAGACAAGCTCCTTTAAGAATAACGTACGAAGGAATATCATCGTATCTAAAGAGATTTGGATATGATTTTGCAATTAGACAATATACTCAAGTAGGAAAATCAAGACAAAGTGTTATTAGCTATACTAAGTGGCCGGAAATCGCTTTATGTGATTTTATTAAATTAAACGGGACAACAGTGACACAAATTAGAAGAATGTTTTTCAGCTAATAAAAACAGAATATATAAACAAATATAATAAAGTAATAACTATGGCAGGATTCGTAGACAGAAATGGCCCTTTAAGTTACAATAAGAAATCGTTCACATTAAAAGACTCACTTAAGAAGTTATCTTCTTTTGGTATGTTTTATGATGATCTAGTACTTAGACAATCACAAGCGATTGGACCGATGGAAGATGAGATAGGGTTTGGTCAGATGAACCAAATGGGATTAGACAGTGATGATATGTATGGCGCTTTTGCCGCACTATCAATGGCAGATACTAACATGCGAAAGAATATTCCATTCTTTGATAAAGCATATGAAGGTAAACGTGATGAACTAAGAGCATTTTCAACGTATGACGAAATTGAAGACATACTAGATATCCTTTGTGATGAGTCTATTGTTTATGATAACAAAAACTTTTTCGTAAATCCTGAAATAATAGGAATGGATGTTTCGGAAGATGTAACTAAATACCTTAATAAATCATTTAGAAATATTTACCAATACTTTGGTTTTACACAAGATCAATCAGCATGGTATTATTTTAGAAAATTCTTAGTAGATGGTTATTTATCATTTGAGATCATATACAATCCAGATCAAACTGAGATTATAGGTTTTAAAGAAATAGATCCAATTACATTAGTACCCGGATATAACGCAGAAGATAAGAAGAAAGTTTGGACTCAATTCAAAGACGATCCTATCAAGGAGAGAACGCTGTATGACGCTCAGATCATTTATATCTCTTATTCATCTATTACCACAGCATCTAGAGTTAGTTACTTAGAACGTCTTGTAAGGTCTTTTAACTTAATGAGAATTATGGAACACACCAGAGTTATTTGGGCTGTTACTAATTCATCTTACAGAATGAAATTCATTATACCAGTTGGTGGTAAATCTAAAACTAGAGCAAAACAATCTTTAGCTCAGTTAATGAATAACTATAAAGAAGTTGTAGATTTCGATTGGGAATCTGGAACAATGCATACTGACGGTAAACCAATGTTACAATTTAACAAAGAATACTGGTTACCTTCTAAAGACGGTGAACAACCTGAAATAGAAACATTAGGTGGAGAAGGTCCTGAATTAAGCGACACAGAAGCACTTAAATATTTCTCAGATAAACTTAAAGCAGTTTCTAAGATTCCATTTAACAGATTCATGTATGAAGACGGTGGAGGAGACTTTAACTTAGCAGCAGATGGTATGATTAGAGATGAAATCAAATTCTCTAAATTTATTAAAAGACTAAGATCAGTTTTCCAAGAAATATTAGTTAAACCACTACACATTCAAATGTGTCTTAAATACCCTGAATTTGCAGATGATCCAGCTTTTAAAACGCAAATATCTTTACAATTTATTGAAGAGAATATGTTTGCAGAACTTAAACACATGGAAATTATGGAACGTAGAATTAACTTCGTTTCAGATCTTAAAGATTCATTAGTTGAAACAGATCCAGAAACTATGGAAGAAACATCATACTTTGATCAAGACTTCTTAGTAGACCGTTACTTAAAACTAACACCGGATGATAAAGCAGCAAATGAAGCATATAAAGCTCGTAAAGCAGCTAAAGATGCTGAAGAACCTGATGTAGATCCTATGGATATTGGAATTTAAAATTATAAACAATAAAATGAAATACGTAAAATTATTTGAACAGTTTGTTAATGAAGCAAAGACTTTAGACAGAAAAGCCATGATGTCTTGGTTTAAAAGTAAAGGAAGAGACTTCGTGAAAACAAGTGAAGAGTTCAACGGTGAAAAATCAGGAATCTGGTTAAGTAAATCAGATGGTGATAAACAAATAGATCGAAGCGTATCAACTGCTAAGTTTGATAATGGAGTATTAAAGTCTTTTAGAAAGCAAGTTGCTGATAGAGGATGGGAAATAACATTTTACGATGATTCAACTATAATGTGTTGGCCTGATTCAGTATTATCTGAAGCTGTTAAAGTAACTCCAGAATCAGATATTAAAGTAGATGACTATACTACTGACGATTCTCAAGAAATTAAAGCAGTTGAAATTGTTGGAGCTATTGTAAGTTCTGATACTGAAGACGAATTTATAGAATACTTTTACGAGACTTATGGTCAAGGAGCATTTACAGAGACTGATATATTTACTTTGATTAAGTATTATAATGAATATGTAGAAGAAGTTACTGCAATAGAAACAGAAAAAGAAGAAGAAGAAAAAGAAAATCCAACAGGCGATGGAGATGAAGATTCAGGGGATTCTATTGAAGATGAAATTGCAGCATTAGAAAAATAAACAAACTTTTTAAAAAGGACACTTTTTAATGAGGATATATAATCCAAATATAATAAAATAATAAAATGATCAAAAAAGACTTATTAATCTTAGAAAGATCCTCTACTAGTTTAGATTTAAAGAACGAGAATGGGATTTACGTATTAGAAGGTATTTTCGGCGAGTTAGATAGAAAGAATAAAAATAACAGAATCTATACTGCAGAAGAGTACTTACCACAAATCGAATCGTTACAAGATAAAATCAAATCTTCAAAATTATTAGGTGAATTAGATCATCCTTCTAACTTTGATGTATCTTTAAAGAATGTTTCTCATATTATTGAAGAACTTACATATGATAAAGAAAACAAACAAATCAGAGGACGTATTAGATTATTAGATACCGATGCAGGTCGACAAGCTAAAGCTTTAGTTGATGCAGGTGTTCCTTTACAAATATCATCTAGAGCAGCAGGAGCTGTCGAAGAGAATGGTACCGTAAAAATCAAACAACTATTTACATATGATTTAGTTGCTGATCCAGGATTTGCAAACGCAGAATTAACAAGAGTTAATGAATCTTACGGATTTGATAATAGCTCTGACATATTAATTTATGAAATAGGTGCTAGCGCATCACCAATCAACGAAACAAAAATAGAAAATAAAGAAACAGAAACAATGGCAGAATCAAAATTCATCACTGTTGAGGACTTTAATAAATATTCGAAATATCTTTCTGAAGAAATTAAGTCTATTAAGGGATCTCTAACCGAAGCAAACGAAAAAGGTAACGAATCAGAGTTAGCAGAGATAAAAGAATATACTACTTATTTAGCAGAAAGGCTAGATCAGTCTATTCAATACTCTGAACATATTGCAGAAAAGACTGACCAAGTTATTCAGTACTCAGAGCATGTTGCAGAGAAAACAGATCAATCAATACAGTACGCAGAAAGCTTAGCTGAAAAGGTAGATCAATCAATTCAATACTCTGAGCATATTGCTGGTGGTGTTGATAAAATTAAAGAGTATACTAATTATTTAGCAGAATCTTATAATGAAGGAGCAACAACTCACGAAAGTTTATTAGAGTATGTTGAATACTTAAAAGAAAACTTAGAAAAAGTATCTGAGTATGCTGAATACGTTGCTGAAACTGTAAATTCTAATCTAATAGTAGAAGATGAAGCAGGAATTCCAGCTGAAGATATTAAAACTGATACAACTGATGTTACAGAACCTATAGTTGATGCAGACGGAAACGTAATTGACGGAGAAGTTGAAAACGTTGAAGGTGATTTAGAATTAGACGGTAAAGGAGATGCTGCAGGAGAAGTAGTAGCTGAAGACAGATCTGAAGATATTGAAGATGAAATCAAAGAATTAGGAGAGCCTAAGACTCTTCAAGAATCAGAATCAGGAGAAGAAGAAGAAGCTTACGAAGGAGAAGAAGAAGAAGTAACTGAAGACAGAGCAAAAGAAATTGAAGACGAAATCAAAGAATTAGGAGAACCTAAGGACGGAGAGTTAGCTGCTAAAAACGAAGAAGTTGATTCGTTAGATGCTTACAAGAATTCAATCACTGAAAAGTTACAA